CCTCTAACTAACTGACTGTATTCAGGGGCCACTTTATCTACAAATGGCTGAGCGAACTGAGCGGCCTTCTGTATACCTCCACTCACACGATGAATAAAGTTTTTAAAGCGACCCATAAATTTACCACCTCCTCTTCTACCGCCTCCATGAATTGAAGAATAAACTTCGTGACTCATTTCTTCTGAAGATTGATGGGCAGCCAACACCATAGACTCGCTATAGTTTCCAATAGAACTACGGCAACCATTTTCAAAGACTGAAGTAGTACCGGGCATATCGAATACTACAAAATATTCATAATCGCCCGTTGTAGAGAGATTAGTAGCCGTAGCCTGTACTTGGATCGTGTATTGGCCTGCTACGCCAGCACATTCGTTAGCCTGAAGTCCAATATCCTCACCGAATTCCACCGCAAAAACTGATCCACGATATTTGGAATACTGAGCCCAGGAAAGATTAGAACCACAACGATGAGTGATAGAATATAATTCCTGATCACTTGCAGTAGCAAGTAGACCACTCTGATTGTTCCATAGAACATTAATATTAGAAAGTTTAGCATAACTATCAGAAACAAGATAGTTAGAAGCACTTCTTGCATGACGAACGAATAGATACATAGCACTTGGAATCATACTTAATTTGATACTGTCAGAAATACAAACTTGAGAAGAACCAGCAACGAAACCAGTAACAGGTTTAATATACTGCTGAAGCTTGGAATAACTTACAGTTTGAACGGTTGGTAAAGGCATAGTAATTTGAGGAGAAATATAGTTAAGAAGAATTTCAGGAGCTTGAGTAAACGAAACAGTTACAGTAGTAATTGCGTTACCAAGAACGGAGTGGCAAAGAACACGATTAGTATTCTGAACAAAACGGAAAGACAAATTAAGCTGATTAATATTCACAAAAGCTTCTTCATCAGACTGTCCAGACAAAAAAGGAGATAAGAATAATGGCTCCACGACTTCGCATGTAAACGACTTTTTATCGCCAGCGAGAACAATAGGGAAACCTCCGCGAGTCATTTCAGAACTATTCTCACCGTAATCAGCTAACGGATTGCGCCCACTGCCGTATGTGGCCCAGTCTTGGTAGGCCTGATATTGATCGGGCATTCCTGGCGAAGTAGAAATAGCACCATTACGATCTTCAACAGTGTTATTAAAACACATAATAGCATTCATAAAATCAGAAGTATTCTGAGACAGTGTTTCGCCGTTTAATTGCACAGTTAAAACATCAGTAATTGATTGGATCGGATACTGGCGAAGGGCGTCGTTAGTACCAATTTGCATAGGTTGATCAGTTTCAACTTTCAAGTAACATTTAATACGAATATCACGGTCTACTAAAGTTTGAGTAGATGGTGGATTAATACTAAAACTTGCTTGAACAATCGGAGCGCCAACAGAGCCCCACGAGTTAGAACTAAACACTTGCTGTGTAACTCGCGAACCACCTTGTTTGATCAAATGGGTCTTAAATTGGTCACTCGTAATATTTGACCGAGGAAATTGTATTTTCGTAAGATTTGACATTTATTATATAGCAAATATTATAATTTTTTTTTTAATTTTTTATAAAAATTAAAGAAATTTTATTTTTTTATTTATTTTAAAGATTTCCCTAAATTATCTATATTCATCAAAATTTCTTCTTCTTTTTTAATAAACGCCATTTTTATATAAAAAGTTTCTCCATATGGAATAATAATTATATCTGATTGATTATCTTCTGAGAACCATCTTACTGTTACATCTATATTTGTCATGGGATAATTACTTTCTAAATCACAAAGTCTAATAGGGCCTTTATTAATGAAATCATAAAATAATGGACGATTTACGTTTGGAATATGAACATAATCACCTAAAACAATTATTTGAATATTACTCTGTGAACCTATTGCTTCTGGAGAAACAGGCAGAGTGTTAGTTTCAAATAAAATTCTTCTTAAAGAGTTCCAGTTATCAATCTCAATATTCTGCTGAGTTAATTGATAATATGTTTTTGTATTTCTTATATAACTTGGCATATGGTTAAAATAATTAAAACGAATTAAATTATCATTAACGAAAAAAACTGCTATAGATCGTAAGTATGCATATAGAGGCTCATTTGAATATAAAAAAGAATTGTTAAGGTAATACCAGTCTTCAACATTTATTGTTATTAGGTTTTTTTCAAGAGTTATGAATAGCTGTTCTGTCGCCAAAAAATTAACAGGTTTTGCTAATTGCATGGCATCATAAAGTCTCTTTAATGATTCATTCATACTTTGAATCATGGACTGATAGGAATATACTGCATTTTGAACAGGACTTGTATTAGCGGTCTCTGGAACCCAGATTAATGTGTCTTCTAAAATTAAACCGTCAAATTCAAGAGAAAATTTATACAGACCAGTTTTGAAGGAAAATAAAGGAATTGAAAATAATGGTATTCTAAAATCAACTACTCCTAAGTAATAGTTTGACGGATTATCAAGTATAATGTCAGTGCGGTTTATATTGAAGATAGCTTTTGTATCTAATTTTCCTGAAATCTCTAAATTATAATAAAGATTATCAGGAATTAATTTTTTAACTAACTGATTCATTTATTATATAATATATAATAAATAATTATTTTCCAATAAACCTATTACCTTTTGCTATATTATCTGAAGCCCATAATGCTTGTGTATTAGTATAATGTAAACGTTTTATAACTTCTTCTAACTCTGCTACTTTACCATCTTCTTTATATTTAATTGGGGTAATATGATCAATATGCCATTCACCGTAATTATCCCAGCTCATGCCTTCTTCAAAAGTTTTTTCTATATGAGTTTTAAAAGTTTCTATATCACATCCTAAATATTCTTTTGAAGAAAGTTCTTTATCGGATTTTAGAGAAAATTTAATTCTTGATCTGACTATATTAGATAAATAACTTGGAAAATCGCAGTCTTTACATTGTGATTTTCTTCTATTATGTTCGCAAATTTGACTACCACCACAGTTTTTACATTTTGATTTTTCTCTTTTATGTTCGCATATTTGACTACCACCACAGTCTTTACATCTTGATTTTTGTTTATTATGCTCACAAATTTGACTACCACCACAGTCTTTACATTGTGATTTTCTTTTATTATGCTCACAAATTTGACTACCACCACAGTCTTTACATTGTGATTTTATTTTATTATGTTCGCAAATTTTACTACCACCACAGTCTTTACATTGTGATTTTTCTCTTTTATGTTCGCAAATTTGACTACCACCACAGTCTTTACATTTTGATTTTTGTTTATTATGTTCGCAAATTTGACTACCACCACAGTCTTTACATGTTGATTTTTGTTTATTATGCTCACATTTATTTTTATTTTTTGATTCAACGCATTTTAGATTACATTCAATACATATTTTTTGATAAGAATCATCTCTCTTTTTTTTAAATTTTTCTAAAGATAAATTAACTTTACATCTATTACATTTTTTTCTTTCAACTTCTTGAGTAGACATTGTAATTTATTGTTACTTTCATTTCTTTAGATTCAATTTTATTTTTTAATAGCCTTCAAGTCGCAGACCTATTTTCTTTTGAAACAAGAATTTTGCCGTAACACTGTCGTTTAGGTTAATGTAGATAGGGAAAAATTCACCTCTTGCGTCAGCCCAGACGAATTCTACAGCAAACTGTGTCAAAGGGTAGTCTGATAATAAATCACTAAATCGTGGACTTGACTGTAGGAAATAAGTAATTAATCCTTTATCAGGAGGTCCTGAGATGTTAACATCAAATAATATTCGTTTAGTAACATCGTCCTGAGTCGGTTGGAGTTCCTGCCTTGTTGGTATAGAAGGAGATAAAATTAAAATTCTTGTTAATTCAGGCCATAATTCAAGAGATGACTGACTTTGCCTCATGAACAAGTATGGTTTACTATTATAAGTAATAAAATTATTAAAAACATTTTGAACTATAATCTGAGTCCAATTTGGATCAATATAAAAATCCTGAAGATTACAAAATAAAACAAATAACTGAGAACTAAAAATAATTTCTATTTTATTAGGTAAACTATTATCATACCCAGCAGTTTCTGTATTAAGGTCAAAAAGTTGCGATTCGGCATTATACGTTACGAATGGGGCATCAAATGGTATCACTGCAGGAACTAATGCATC